CAACTCTTTTTGCTGGGCGGGAAGATACTTGTCTCGCGCTTTACGAGCACGACGCAAATGATCTTTTACCTCAGCCTTGGTGAGTTCTTTGCCATCCACTGTGGCGGCAATGTCCTCATATCCAAGAGTCTCAGCTTTATCAAGAACATCCTCAGCCCACTCAATCACTTCGTTAACTTGCTCGGATTGTTTACCAAGTTCGTCAGCGGTCTTGATGTGTTCGTAGGGATTGTTCTCTACCTTTGGCTCAAGGGCGGTTTTACTGGTTTGCTGTTGGATATAAGACTCCATTTGCGCCATGCGCTCTTCAGCCATTTTTCGTTTGGCTGTGAGTTCAGCAATGCGCTTAAGCAGACCCGATTTACCTTTTTGAGCAAGCTCGGCAATGTCATCATCTGACAGTTCCGTTAGGTCAAGTTGTGAAAGAACTTCCTTGCCTTTGGCATCGGTCGTATTCTGAGGTTCGCCACCTTCCTGTGAGTCTGGCGTTTCAAAATCTTCCTTGTCCTCTGGCTCGGCCTTCGGTGTGGGCTCTTCGTCAATCTCTTGCTTCTGTGTTACAGGAGCAGAGGGTTTGGCGCGAAGCTCACCCAAACGACGAATAGCATACTGACTCGTCGTGATATTAGACTGTTCATTGTTCACTGTGGGTTTAGCGTCCCCAGCGGCGGACGGTGCGACATTAGACATATTATTGTGTTCCGCTGACTTTACGCCACAGCGATTGCGTAGGGCCATCATAGCAAAGATTTTCCTTGCTATTTTATGACCAGACGCAAAAATGTCTTAGTGCCCTTGTAGCTCAGTGGTAGAGCACCAGTTTTGTAAACTGGCTGTCGTAGGTTCAATCCCTATCGGGGGCTCCACTATCGTCCCATCCGTCGAAGCTGGATTTGATTGAATCCACCAGCTACGAGGATTTCGTCGCATTGAAGAATGCGCCCACTAATCTGCTGAATACGATCAGCACTCACATCGTGCAATTGCTGAATGAGAGACTCACGGGTGCCGTGAATCTCTTCAAGAAAATCAACAAAAGTTTCGTTGTGTGAGAGCTGTTCTAGTTTCTTAGTGTCCATGAATTACTGTTGTTGTGAACCGGGAGCAATGCCCGTAGGGGCTTGTTGCATACCCTGAGTTTGCATACCACCCATTTCAGCGGGAGCCGTACCAATACGACCAATCTGCGCGTTCTGAGCTTGCTGCATTTGGAACTGATATTGCTGGGCATACTTCTGGAAGCGGGCCGCAAAAGCCTTATCCTGCTGTAAACGCTGCATAACGTCAGGCTGCTGTGAATACTGCTGCAAGACTTGCATAGCGACTTGAGCGCCGTTAGGACGAGCGCCCACTTCAATGCCAGCATAAATCTTAGACAAGTCATCTGTGACCATCTTGACGATTTGCTCTTGGGCTTGCTCGCGTGGACGCAGGATGGCGTCAGCAATGACAGGATTGATGGCAGCGCCGCTAATTTCAAGCAACGCATCAACGTCAATACGCCCATTACGATCAAGCTGCATCAGTTGAACAAACTGGCCGAGCTGTGTTTCCACATTGTCGGGGTCGTTGTGCAGAACGTCGTAGTTGATGATGATGTCGAAGTTTTCGTTGGGGTCGCCCTTGCTGAACTTCTGTGGGTCGGACACGCCTGTAACACGGAAGAACACTTGGTCTGGGCCAAAACGCTGATAGCACTTGTAGGACAAGCGAAGCACGTCCTTAACGTGCGTCAAAAACTTATCAACGAAGTATTGCTGTTGGATTGTGGCCAAAGGATTGCCAACGTCCAATCCAATGAGCTTGTCAGCTTGCGTGAGGAGAGTATTTTCCATCTCCACAGAGCCGGGATTGTATTGTGGCGTTGGGCCATAACGAATCTCCCCTTGGCGACGATAGGGCAACAGACCACCGGGACGAATATCGCTGGGCGGGAAGCCCATTGGATGCTCAATCCAAGGAAGTGTGGCTAGAGAGTTACGGTCTGTACGGCTATCGCGCTCCACTTTAGTCTGCCACTGAATGCCCTTGAGCAAATCAGCAAAACTTTGGAGGTCGTAGAGACGTTTGTTGTCTTCACTAATCTTGGTTACGACAAATGGGTAGTCTTCGTAGCCGTTAAGCAACTCATGCTTGGCGTAGTCTTCGACATCAGGCTTGCTGATGACATCTTTATGGAAAACTGTGCAGTAGATGCCTTCAGCGTTGTCCTCATCAACAAGACGCTGGTAGCCATAAATCACTTCAAAGAGCTCACTCGCGTCATACGTCGTGGATTTGTAGGTGAAGTTGGTGTTGTTGCTGTTGTTGTTAATTGGGTCGCCTTCTTCGCCGCAATTCTCAATGACATAATCAACCCAGCTCTCATTCCAACCTTCGGTGGCAACCTTGTTCTTGAGCTGTTGAGCACTCATTAACACGCGCCAGAAGCAATATGGCACCTTTTGTGGGTCTGTGGTGTAGGCGGGGAATAGAACGTCGCCGTCTGGAGCAATACATTGAACCAGTGGGCAATCAACGCTACGACGGATGATAGGAAACTCAGCGGTTCCCGTCTTGCGTAGGTCATTCAAGGCGCGTTTGGCCTTCTGATCGGTCATGCCATTGAACTGACCCTTGAGGAGTTCAACGAGTTGACTGTCAGATTGCTTTTCAAGGATGGCTTTTACCAAATCAGGGCTAACCTGCTGGAGTTGCTCAAGGGTGAGCTTCTGCTTGAAGATGCGGTCTTCCTTCTGCCAGCCGACATAGGTAATCATTATGCCGCGCTCAAGGAGGTAGTTGGCACCCAGCTCCATCTGACGCTTGAACTGAGGAATGTAACTAGCCACCATCCATTTGAGGAATGCGCTAGTGACGCGAGCCCGACCAATGTCGCCCGATTCTACGGGGTAGGCACGGATGTTAGCGCGATTGAGCGAAGAAATGAACATTGCCACATAGCGATTGATACGCTCGTCAATTACATGGGCCTCCTGATCGGAAGCACCTTTCCACGGGAAGGCATCGCTGCCGTTCTTGCGTAAGTCGTCAGACTTCCCAGACCACAAATTACGACGATTATCATACGCATCAGCGCATTGATTGAAGTAGAAGTTGAGGTCGGTGGTTGTCCGTTCATACGCATCACGAAGCGCCAATACATTTGGCGAATCCTGAACGTAAATAAGTGCTTCTTGATTATCAGTTTCCATTTAGATTTTGCTCGATAGAGCGAATGATGCGATAGGCTGCGCCTTTATCAATGGCAACTTTGTCGGCTAGAACAGCCGCTTCAATTGGTTGGTACTCAGCGTGAAGCATTCGTTGCAGAATTTCAAAACCCAGAAGACGATCTACCTGTTCGTCCTGCCACTTGGGGTCTAATGTAATATCAGACTCCAAGCATTTCATGGCGATAGGTAGTTCCACCGGATGCGTCTGTAATTGCGTCAACATTGATGCGTTTGCCCAACAGTTTACCACGGAGCTTGCGAGGGATTGCAACGGGCACCTTGCCCTGATGCCCTTCCAGCTTGGCGTAAACCCAGCGCGGGTTACGAGCTTCCATAAGAACTAACGCCCTAATCTTGTCTGGAACAGCAAGAGGAACGTCAAACGACAGCTTGATGAGCTCCACTCCTTCCTCAGTGAGATAGGTGTTCTTGCCATAACCAGAGTAGTGCAAGCCCTCCGTTAGTTTAGACGACTTGATTTTAAGCAACTCGTTGACTGTCTTGCCCAGCTCATCAGCCAGCGCGATGATTTTTACTTTAGCCATTAGTATCCGCCCTTTCGTTTTGATTGTTGTATCGTCTTGTCCACCCAACGTATGCCGTCGATACAGGCATAGCGTATTACGTCCACAGGGTCTTTCCATGCTTCGTCGCTTCCGCCGTCGCCTGTGTATTCCTGTAAAGCTGTGATGATGTTCTCGCACCTATCCGAGACGTAGAATCGTGGATGGTTGATGCCATCAATCTTGGCCTTACGATTGTAAGCCATCTTGGTTTGAATGGCCTGAATGCCATCCTCAATGTCTAAGCCGGGGGCTGGATTGAACGTAAGCCCATTGTCCGCCAAGTCTTCGATGATGGAGCTCGCCCCATTCTGCGACTGGTACTTGGCTGCGCCTAATCGTGGGTCAATGAGCCTGTCTAAGATTTCCTCACTGTTGTCTTCCTCTAGGCCGACAATCAAATCAACGTAGTCCTTAATACCATAGCCAAGTCCCTTGCTACCTTCGCCGCCAATCCACTTACCGCCATGCCACTTGGCCCAATCGCCCACATTAACATCGGGCCATTCACGATAGACGTAGTAGGTTTCATCAGCATCCACCCCAATCCAGCACATGAACCAGTTCTTACGCCCAGCGGGGTCGAGAATCATGTAGCGTGTTAGATCGGCGGGAATCTTGTCATGCGGGATGACATTCACCTCACGCGAGAACATAGGGAACCGAGTGGACGCACTCTTGGTAGGAATACCGTAGGCGCGTGTAAGGATTTCTTCTTCGGCTCTTCCCTTCAAGTCTTGAGCAATGCGCTCATATCCACCAAACGGATTGTCCTTAGAATGGAAATAGATGATGCCGCTATTCCTGTTGGCCGAGTGCTGAACAAACGGCACCAGCCTATCGTTTAGAAGTTCTGCAACTTTAGTTTCAACTGTTCGTGCTTTCTCCAAATAGTCTCGTACAACTTCTGTGTAGCCGTCAATAGGAGTAAACGTAACAATAATCTTAGCATTCCTTGTAGCAAGGCGGAAGCGAAGAGTAGTGAGCAACTCAGGGCCAATAAGATACTCGTCACACCAAGCGCCGATGTTAAGCCAAAGAGGTTCACGGCTGCCCAGCTCCGCGCCTTCCAAGATGGTGTCGTTGTTGAGGAACTGTGCATAGGTTTTAAAGATGATGTGGCTGCGAGTACCGGGCAGGATGAGACTGCTCTTGGAAAAACCATTCTTGCGTGTGTAGCTGATGTTCTCTTCTGCGCTTAAAGTTTTCTTACGCAGCTCCTCTGGCAAGGCATCATAGATGGCACTCTGTTGCTGACGGATGGACACATCCGCATTCTGGGCAAAGCACATGATGACACTGCCCGGATTCTCCATCGCAGCCTTCACCACAGCCGTAGCCGCCCATGTCGTCTTAGAAGACCGATTGCCGCCGCTTACAAGCAATTCATTGAACTCCCCTAGCAACTCCTCCGCCTTCTTCCAATGAGGCAGCTTAAATCCATAACGATAGGGGTCACGCTGACTATTCTCAATGGCCTGATGGTAGATGTCGAACAGGTTGGCCAAAGCCTCTGGCTTCATCCGCGCCATCTCCTCATTCGTAGGAGGAACTAGAATGGGATGCTTCTTCCAGATCATGGATTGTTAGCCAGCCAAATTGAAATGTAACGCTGCTTGTCCTCTTCACTAAACGCCGTGCAAGCAATTAGCGCATCCATGAAACTCTTGTGCTTTTTAATGAGACGCTTCTGTGCCAAGATTTTTCTAACGGTGATGTTGCTTCCGTTACGACCAGCCCAAGCGTGGGTGAGGTTGTTGCGCCAAATGCCATACCAACCAAAGTTGTTAGCCCAGCACTCAGCCATCTCATGCCACATTTGCTGGATGGTGATTTCCTCGCACTTCTTGGCCCATAACAAAGGCTCTGGCACTTCTCCTGTACCTTCGCTTTCTTTCTTAATGAAAGCCTTCAGGTCTTGGTCGCTTACGGAATACTCAGGCCAGCGGTATCTATCAACCAGCTTAGACAAATGAATCCTTAACTCCTCGTGTTTCTTTTTTAGTTTCATACGTTGATG